GGCAAGGCGACGATCGTCGCCACGCAGACCACGCTGCCAGACACCTACGACAGCTCCAGCATCTCGATATCGTCTAGGCTTCGCTCGTATGACTTCGTCGTAGGAACGACGTCTGTCGCGTACAACGTGGCGCTTACCGTAGACTCGCTTCCGAACCAGGGCGATTTCTTCCTGGTTCGCGCGCCTCAGACCTACTCGACGATCTCTCCTTTCGGACCAGTCACGGCGGCAACGTACGCGGTCTGGTTTGCGGTCGACGGCGACAGCACCGCACCAACCGGAACAGCATACTCGACCTCGACACACAAGATCAAGGTCGACATCCTCAGCACAGACACGGTAAACGACGTCGTGTCTAAGATGTCGATCGCTCTGGCGGCCAACAGCAACTTCGTCGCTTTCATGACGTCGACCGTGACACCGGGAACAAACCTAGCGTCAGTTCAGCCTGGGGACATAGTGAACGTCTGGCCTAAGGCAGGCGACACCTACCTTGCGGCAAACTGGCTTATGGGCAACCAGTCTCAGGCCACTGGGTCTCTCGCTGCTTCGGGCTTTCCGGTCCTTGCGGTGAACGCGACCAGCAGGTACATGGACGTCATCAACCCCAACGGTCGGGCGATGTCGAACAAGTTCACCGGAGCCACCGGACAGCTCGACGTTGCGCCTGCCATATTCACAAGGTTCAGGGTCAAGCACGCGGCTCTTCGTGCGGTGACTATCGTAGTTGCCGCCGGAACCGCCACAGCAACGCTCACTGCTCCTCACGGCTTCAGCGTAGGCGACAGCGTAGCGATCAGCGACACGTCTGCGCTCGACGGAAACGTTACCGTAGTGTCTACGTCTAGTCCTTATGTCTTCACCTTCAGCACAGGCGCGTCTGCGGGCACTTACTCAGGAAACTGTCTGCTTGCGAGCTCTAGCGTGACGCGGTATCGCATCAGTAGCCTCGGCTTCAAGAACCTCTTCAGGATCGAGCGCACTCAAGGCAACAGCCCTAGGTTCGCGGACTGCGGTGCGTGCGTGGACGACTTCGTCGAGATCTCTGGCAGCACCTTCAAGGCAGACAACCGCGGACGATTCCGCATACGCGCGGTCGAGAACGACTCGATAATCGTTGAAAACGAAGGCGGCAAGGAAGAGCTCAACACGTACAAGCTCCTAAACTACACAGACAAGACCGCAACCTGGGTCACCGGCTCCAGCACGGTCACCGGTGTTGCAGGCGCCTTCAGCAACGTCTCGGTAGGGTCATGGGTCAAAGGAATCGACGAAGACGACACAGCTTTTGCTCAGGTCGTTTCGCTGTCGCCCTCGACTCCGTCGCTTGCGACCACGATGATACTGGGTCAAAACTACAGAGGCGTCTCGGGTGCGAGCCAGGGTGTAACGACCAACTTCGAGACAGACGTAGATCAGGGCACCGAGCTCTTGAGCGTCGACGATCTCAGGATCGTGGAGTGTGACTCTACTGTAGTTGGCGATAGGCTCATAGTCGACTCCATAACCAACACCAGCTGGTTCAGCCAGCTTAACTCAGGCAACAGACCTACCACCGACTGGGGCAGCGATCCAGAAGATCGTCGCCAGTACGTGACGGTCACGAACGTCAGCGGGATATCGCAGCAGGACGTGGCGCTGTCTGTGAGTCTTACAGGCCTCTATCTCCTTGAGGCAGAGACCGCACTGTACGACACTATGCGCGTGGTCGAGAACACGGCGATCAGTCGCTTCAACTCGGACCAGCGTCTAGTGTACATGACGGCAGACGACCGTGTCTACAAGATGTCTGTCGACTACGGCACCAGGATCATGTCTATGGGCAAGATGAGCTTCCCTACGGCCATCGCAACCGGCGTAGACGGCTACTCGTACTACACAGGCCTTATGCGAACCGTCCAGAGGATCATCGACGGCTACGAGCCAGACATCGAGACTTACCCAGGTCGAAGGGCCGTTGGATCGAACATCGAGTCGCTGCCGCCGCTCATCAAGCAGATCAGCATGACACTGAGGATCGCAACCGGAGACGGCGTAAACCTCAACGACATCACCAACGACATCAAGTCTACCGTTATCGGCTACATCTCATCCTTGGGCGTAGGCGAGGACGTGGTTCTGTCGGAGATCATAAGAAGGGTAAAAGACATCACCGGCGTAGACGCGGTGACGTTCACGACTCCTTCGCCGACGCTCGAGCGGATCGCGGTTTACGACAACGAGAAAGCGCTGACAGCACCAGATCTCATCAGCTTGTCGTGAGGTGAAACATGGCAAACAAGCTTACAGCAGTAGACGGCATACACGATCAGCTGAACCCGTACTTCAACACGAGAGCCAACCCTAACTGGAAGGCTATAGTGGAGGCCATAGGCGAGTCCGACCAGGACATCGCCGACCTCGTTCAAGAAGTGCGCAAACAGTTCTTCATCACTAGTGCATACAGGCCATACCTTGACCGCCTGGCCGCGAACTACAAGGTCTCAAGACCTAAGGTAGTAGGCATGGACGACCCCACGCTGCGCAAGTACATACCGATACTCGCGTATCAGCCTAAGCAGGTCAAGAACATAGTCGACCAGCTCTTGGACATCTTCTTCTTCAAGGAATCAACGACCGCATTTACCCAGTCGAGCATCTACGGTCCGTTCCTGATGAAGGACGGCTGGGAGCTTCAGTATCTGGTAGACGGTGTCAACGAGGAGAAGATCATCTTCTCTGCCTTGGACTTCGAGGATCCGCTTAACGCGACCGCAGCCGAGATCGTGGCCGCCGTGAACCGTCAGGCCAAGTTCAGCTTCGGCATCGTTTTCGAGGACAAGATCTCGAGACGCGACTACGTGAGGATCTTCACCAGCACCATCGGCTCCAAAGGCTCTATAGAGATCCAGGGCGGTCGTGCCGACATCTCGCTGAAGTTTCCGGGCATCGTCGACGGAACCGGCTCAGGCAGCGACACGATCTGGACCATAACCAAGATCGGTGACACGGTAAGGTTCACCCACACCGGCGGAACAGGACCAAACATCTTCCTCATAAACGTAGGCGACAACGTCGTGGTCGATATGCCGGGAAACAGCGGCACGTTCGCCGTCACCGCGGTAAACATAACCGAGTCGTACTTCGAGTTTCAGAACCTCCTCGCGACCCCTGGCGTCTTCAACCATGCCACGAACCCCGGCTTCTACGTAAGGTTCGTGAGACCAGAGCGGTCGGTCGTCTACACTCGCGACAACAGGTCCGTGGTATGGGAGGTCAAGCCCGGCGAGATCGTCATCGAGATGCCGGCGACTCCTCCGGTGGTGCGGCGCAAGCTCAAGGGATCCGCCCACCTCAACGGTCCCATAAGCATCATGCTCGACAGAAACTCTGACACCTCGATGACGGTCGACGAGCGGGCAGAAGACTGGCCGTCGGCCGGTCAGTTCGTGATACAGTCGCTGGACCAGGTCAAGAGTCGGATCATCACGCCGACCACGGACGAGGTCACGACGCTCAACATCGACACAGGCTTCGACATCAAAGAGAACCGCTTCTCGTATTCTTCCAAGACCGCTGTCACGGGCGGATACCTGCTGTCTGGGATATCGCCGGCTCTGCCGGTTGCCGCAGGCGTTCAAGAACTGATCGTCTCGTCTGCTCAGTCAGACAGCAGCGGCGTACTGACGGTCACCACGACCACACCTCACCTCATAGAGGCAGACGGCTCGGTCAAGATCTACGACGTGCCCGCTCCTGGACTCTCGCTCAACGGCATCTTCGAGCTCATAGACGTCGTGAGCGCGAACACCTTCAGGTGTCAGTCGAGCAGCGGCGCGACACCGGTCGTAAGTTCTGGCAAGGTCCGCATCGAGCGCATCGGTCTCGCAGACGCCGGATCTCCCGTGTATCTGACGTCGTCCATAGCAAACTCAGGGATCTTCGGCCCTTATATGTACGACACGGCGGCACCTTTCATAGTGTCTTCGTACGTCGGCGTCACCGCACAGGAGATAGACGCAGGCAACATCGTATTGAACCTTGCGATAGACACTCCGAACAACGTGCCGAACGAGCAGGGTTTTCTGATATTCGACTACGGTCTCAACACGCAGGAAGGACCCGTTCGATACCTCTACAAAGCCTCAGAGGGAAACATCGCGCTTGATCCGGCTTATGTCTTCAAGTACAACCACTCTGTTGGGTCGACTGTGACAGCCATACGCCGCAAAGGTGCCTATGTTATGAGCGGCTTAGGTAAAGAGTATGCATTCTACATCTCTGATCCAGCTAAGGCAAGACAGATCCTTCAAGATCTCATCAACCAGGTCAAGAGCGTAGGTCTCTTCCTAGAGTACGTGGTGCGGTACCCGACGCTCTACTACTCTGAGTTCGACGTGTACTCAGAGACCAGCGAGAACGACGATCTCCTTGGCTTATGAGACTGGCGTTAAATGCTGTATAATTTAACAGTTGCCTATGGAAGCAAGCATGACAGCTTTAGACTTAAAATATTCTAAGATTCTCGGGAGTTGGGTATGTCCGTACTAGGCCGTTTGCTCGTAGGTTCGCAGCAGCGCGTTGATCTCGCGGACTTTTTGTCGATACAATCTTACGTAGCGTCAGACTTCAAGGAGCTTGTGCGAAGCTTCGTTGGCAGCAGACCGGTCATCCTCAAGGGCTTCGAGGTCATCGATGCCCCGAACTCCATAGGCACAAACAGCATCTCGATAAGAGTAGCAGACTCTGTACTTTACGATCCTACAGCCGCTGCTGGAAGCTTCTTCTCCGGCCTTCCAGAAGGTAACGCGCTGTCTCAGCCGCTGGTCTTGGGCCAGGAACTGAGACCGGGTGCGGTCAACTACATCTACCTTACGCTCAGCACCGTGGGTGCGGCACAGGACACCAGGGCTTTCTGGGACGTGGATCTAAACGGCGGCGAAGGTGGCGAGTTCAACCAGACCATCAACACCGAGGCCGTTCTCATAGTGCAAGCCGGTGTATCGACCGCAGGCTTCCCGCAGGGCACGATCCCTGTAGCCAAAGTCAACTACAGCACCTCTATCACAGAGATCACCGACTGCAGGAACCTGATGTATCGACTTGGGACCGGCGGAACGTCTCCGGATCCAAACGCGCGCTTCCAGTTTCCTCCTCTGCCGTCTGCTCCGTATGCTCGAAGCGAGCCGCCGTCGACCATCAACAGCGCCGCTCTTCCGTCTCCTTTCTTTGGCGGCGACAAGAACATCGAGACGCTGAAGGACTGGATGGACGCGGTCATGACGAAGCTCGTCGAGCTCTCCGGTACTACGTACTGGTACGAGAGCACAGGCGACCTCAGTCTCGTGAACGTGTTCGACGATGCCCTTGCTTCTAGCCTGAAGTCAAAAGGAAAGTGGCAGCACAGCGAGACCACGATCGGTCAGGTTACGTGGACCGAAGACATCCAGTATCGCAAGATCAACGATCCCCGCGACATCATCATCCGAGCTGGAACCAAGACCCTGCTAAACGAGCAGATCATGTGGGTCCAGATGGTGCGCAACCAGAAGATCAACCCGCTGGACACGCCGGTCACGTTCATCACCGGTGCCGCGTACGTCAACGGTGCAGCAGGATCTTTCTCCTCGCTCGCCAAAGGTGACTGGATCAAGCAGAAGGGCGACGACGAGTATCTCTACGCAAGGGTCGTCGGCTTCTACAACGCACTGAACGGATCGGGCAGCGAGACTACGGCAAGTGCTGCTTTGTCGGTGAAGCTCGAGGACGTCTACGGCGGGGTCGGCGGTCTCACTAATGCCGTGTACACTAAAGGCGTGTACGAGAACTCAGACGTTCAGATCACGGACCGCGACGACTTCACCGCGTACAACGCAGGCGGTAACCTATACTGGCTCGCCAGCAGATCCGACACCATCCAGAAGGTCGGCGGCATCGTCGTAGAAGATCGCACGAGCACGACGATCGACAGTGCAGACGGCAAGAGCGCCAAGATCACTTTCGCAGCAGCGCATAACCTGGTCGAGGGCGATCGGGTAGTCGTAAGCAACGGAACCGCCTTTGACGGAACATACATCGTAGAGATCGTCAGCTCAACTGAGGTCACGATACAGACCACCGCGACAGGATCTACGTCGTCAGCGACTGTCGGCTGGGCGGTCGTAACCAGCGCGGCAAGACCTGCAAACAACAGCTCAAGCTTCATAGTAGAGTCAGCGAACCACGGTTTCGCAACCGGTCAGAAAGTAGTGATCGCAGGTGTCACGCCTACGGTTCCAGACATCAACGGCAGCTATCTTGTAAACGTCAGAAACCTGACGCAGTTCCAGATTCCCTACGGCGGCGGAGCACTGTCGCCTACGCTGTCTGCTGCGACAGTGACATGCGCCAAAGTAATCTTAAAGACAGAGCTTGGCGCGGTAGAGGTCGTTCAAGGCGAGACGATCGACATCAACGAGCCAGACACGAAGAATCTCCTCAGCTTCATCGGCATGGGCTCTTTGGCAGAAACTAATCCAGTATACGTCGTGCCAGAGGCAACGAACAACATGCTGGACGGCTACTC